CGAAGGAGCAACATCTGCAGGTCTGTAAAACGTTATTACATTCTGCAAATACAACACTCCATTTTTTGCAAGTGTAGTGCCGACTCCGCCTTGAACTGCCTGATCACGGTTGTCATATGTGTTTGTCCACCTGTCAGCGATTTCACCGGTGAAAATACCGTCAAGAGGTTTGTCAATGTATCCCTCTTCCGCTCTGGTTGAATTTGTTACCGCCATGACTCCCATCGCCTGTGCTGCGATTTCCTGCGGATGGTTATAAGACCCCGGAGCGCAAATTATACCGTTTGTGCGGTCTGTTCTCCTGTTTGCTGCAAATGCAAGAGCGGCAGAAAGTCCGGCGCTTCCAGCTGTCGTGTCTCCTATGAGTGAGCGAAACGGTCTTGCAACTTCTTTTTTGTAATTACCAACAAAAGTATTACCTTCTCCATTATATGTAGAAATTGCATTCAATACTGCAGTTTCTGCACCATACCCATGTATTAAATTTGTGAAAAACTTCTCGTTCTGCCCGTCACCTGTTCCGAGTGCGTCAAGTGCATCCTGAATATCAGGAGTACCGACACCGCCGGACATGGGGGTAATTACTGCTGATACTCCTGAAGGTAATTCTTCCCCGTCAAGAAGAGAAAAGGCAAGTGTGATATAATTTCCCCACTCCCCGCCGGATTTACTTTCAATGGTTACAACTCCGGCAAGATTTGAAGCTGTTACGGGTAAATCATCAATTGCATTTATTGCTGCCGCAAGTGCTGACCCTATTGAATCGGCTGTCTGTCCTGCTGAAGTTGTTATTGCAACTCTTTCGCCTGCGACATAAAAAGCAATTTCACCGGCCACAACTCCCGTACTCGCTGAAAAATCAACGGAGCCTGTTGCTTGGTCTGGGTCGGAACCGCCTTCAAGCTGTGGGATAATCCAAGTTTCAACTGTTCCTGGCTTAAACAAATATTTCGCAAGACGGTGGAGCATAAATCCAAATCCAGTTTTCGCCCCGACTTCTTCTGCACTATAAACTCTTATTGGAACATTCGGAGTAATATTTGTATAGGTTGCTTCATCAAATGTCCCGATTATGACATTTTTCTGTGGTATTACCTGCGCCTCAACTGCAAACTGTTCATTTTTAACTGTTGCACCGTTGACGGCTGCAAGGCTTGACGCTGTTATTGTCATTCTTTAACCTCCTTATGTGTTATCGTTCAGAACATTTACACCTGTTCCCGTGTCGCCGTCATTCGGCAAGTTTGAATATATTTCGACCGTTGCCGGAGTGTTGCCGATGTCACCGCTGACATATTCCTGCACACGGCAGGTGTATTTCATATTTGCGGTTTTAACGACAAATTCTCCCCGTTCGAGTAAAGTATCCTTCTGAATTCTTTCTATCCATCCTGAAGAGACAATCCCTTTATCAAGCAACAACCCTTCATGACGAGCATCCATAATTATATTATACACAATATCAATTAACTCATCAATTTTTGCATCGGCCTCATCCGAGGCTTCACGGATTGCGGCTATTGCTCCAGCTTTTTGAATTGCTGTTGCGTCAGGATTTTCAAGAATTGATAAATCTCCGACTGCTCCAGCACTTGCTGTCATGTCAATTTCGATTGTTATATCATGAGTTTTAGGGCCGTGTAATCTGCCTGCCGATTTTGGAAAACTTCCGTCTGAAAAATAAACCTGCACAAGACGATCATTGTTTAAAACATCATCGGCTGACTTACTCATGACTTGCTTGCCAATGACTCTGAAACGTCCATTAGCATTGTCGTCAAGCAAGTCTTGAATAGCATTTTTAACAACCCTAAAATTCATCATGATATAGGCACACTCTCACTTGATATTCTTTGCGGATAAATCTTAATAAATCCCATGTCATTCCCATTTTCGGGAGAACGGTCAAGAGTAAAAACAAAACTTTGCTTTGTTGCGTTTGGTTCATATCCTGTAGGTATTTTGATATACCATTTTTCTCCAGCTTTCGGGATTCTGACAAGGGATGAAACTCTAAGTGTGACAATAGGTTGATTAATAATTATTGTCTCACCAGTCGTCGGATTCTCCCTGCTATAACTATAAAGCACTTGACCACCGAGCAACTCAGACGGATTGTTGGCAGAATATATCTGCGTTACGCCGTCAGGGCTTGTAAGCTCTACTGGCATTTTCCACTCTGATTCAAGAGTGTCGTGCATGTCACGCTCTAATGTTCTGCGGAGAGATTCCATCGCTATACTTAAGCCTCTTCTTCAATCATTTTTAAAAGCTCTTCTTCTTCAAGTTTGGCCTTCGACTTCTTTTTAGGCTTAACTTCTACTTCTGGTTTAAATTCTTTAACTTCATCAGCCTTCAGTTTCCCCTTATGTGCAAATTCAGATATTCTGTCGGCTGATAAAATCCCGGCGGGGATAGTATCCCCCGCCTTAAAAGTTCTGCCTTTATGATACAATGTTCCCGGTCCTTGCCAAGTTATCATGAGTTGACTCCGATAAGGTCGGTAAGTGTCGCAAACGCATCTGTCTGAGTCGTTGCAAAAATCGGAGCGGTCTGTGTCCTTATTGCAATTTTCTTCCCGTCTTCAGAAGCATAAGCATCATTGTAGAACATTGCTGGATTTACTATCCCTCCTTTTACGTTAGGGGGCATAGGAGCAGCCAACATATTAAATCCGAATATCTCGTTATACCACGCTACTTTCTGACTTGTAGGAGGAAGAACTTCAGCCGGACCAAAATATCTATCACAACGTGCACCATAATAACCCAAGAAGGCAGTTCCAGAAGGAATATAAGTTTTGAATGTGCCTGTTGAATCGGTGTAGCCATCGTTATAACAGAATATCCAGAGCTGGCGGCCTTGAGGTGTGAAGATATAACCTCTTGCTACAGCGCCACCATCAACAAGCGGTTGTAAATTTGTAGGAACTGGATTATTTGGTCCTGCAACGATGAAAGAAAATCCACGAACATCCGACATTTTTTGAATAGTTTCGTTTGCAAAAAATACTTTTGCAACGTCACCGGCGAGAAAAATAAAATTAGGAGTTACTTTTCCATTCTCCCTGAGCTTGTCGCAAGCGTTGTCAATGTCGCCAAGTATATCGGCAGCCGCGTCGTCCCATGGAACAGAAACGGAAATTGTGTTGCCTGAATTTCTTCTGAAATCGTAAATCAGGTCAGTTTCAGTTGTCCCGATAATTGCGGGCATTTTGCCTTCAAGAAGAGATTTCCATGAAAGGTATTCAAACATCCTGACAAAACGTCTGACGTGTTCCATGTGGTGCTCTCTTGCGAGCATCCTCATTCTGTCAATTCTCGACATCTGCTGATAAGGATTTTCACCTGCTACACGGGAAAGAATCTGGTCTGCATTTATATGACTGACCTCTTCGCCAAGTGGATAAACTCTGCTAAAAGTAGAGAAGTTCTGTGTCTGCGTATCTTTATTATCAAGATTTTTTGACACTGAACCCCTATGAATAAGAGCGCCGATTCTCTCATTACCTCTGATTATGTCTATCTCTACAACCTTTGAATCAGGGCTGTATATTGTTTTGCTCCCGTGAGCTGGATTGCCAAAAAAAGACTGTCCGACTGTTGAGACTCCGATTATTGCTCTTTCGTCGAACATTTCCGCCATGAAGCGGCTATACTGATCTACTGCGAGTGGTGTCGCCATTTACTTACCTCCTTCCTTAGTTCTCAATTTCTGATATGTCAATAGTGTCTTGCTGATAAATCCCGAAAAGGCTGAGACATTTTTCCGCAGTTACAACAAAGTACGGATTTGCAGCCGCACCGTTTACGACTGTTGCGTTTGAAAGAGTGCCTCCATCAAATACAACCTGGTTTTTGTCAACAAGGCATCCGCCACCGACAAGAATGTCGAGGTCTTCAACGTCACCGGCAACAAGGTCTGCTGCTGCAATATCGTCACCGAGATATATAGCCGATGGAACGCTTGCGCCTGTAGTCTGACTTGTCGAAACATAAGGAGTGTATTTTCCTGTTGATGCAATTTGAGCAAGAACAGTGTATTTTTTAAGAACTGTTGCCCTTGCCACATCCTGCGCTATTGTCCCCTTTTT